CATATACCAAGACAGAAGTTGATAATGCAATTCCGAGCAACAGTGACCAAATTCAAGAAGGTTTAACAAACCTTTACTTCACGAATACAAGAGCAAGAAGTGCGATTAGTGCAGGTACTGGCATCTCTATAACTGATGGTGCTATCTCTACGACAATTACTCAGTATACGGATTCAGACGCTAGAGGTTCATTATCGTTCACAGCGGGTGCTGGCGATTATAACAGTGCAACGGGTGTCATTACAATCCCAACCCACACCAGTCAACTAACTAATAATGCAAACTTCATCTCATTGGCAGATTTGAGTGCTGGCACTGGTATTACTATCACTGATGGTTCGGTTGCTGTAGACTCAACAATCGCAACAAAAACTTATGCGGATAATGCAGCAACAACTGCGGTCGCAGCGGTCATCGATGCAGCACCCGCAACACTAGATACTCTCAACGAGTTAGCAGCGGCACTTG